TGCTTCTCGATGCGCTTGATCGTGCGGGACTCGATGCCGTCGGCGTTGTGGTCGTAGCTCTTGCCGCGCAGCGCGCCGTAGGCGAAGTGGGACAGGTAGAGGAAGCGGTAGAGCTTGTCGATCTTACCGCGCGGCGTGGCCTTCTTGAGCGTCTCGAAGATCTGCTGGCGGCCGGTCCAGTCCTTCTTCTTGAGCGCGGCGAGCTCGCCATCGGTGAGCGTGGTCAGCGCCTTGAACGCGGCGGCGATCTCGGGGTCGGCGTCGGAGAGCACCTCGGTGTCCGCCGCCGGCTTCTCGAAGAACACCGCCGCGCTGCCGGCAAACGGCTCGACGTACACCTTGTGCGCGGGGATCATCTTCACGAGGCGCGCGGCGAGGCGCTTCTTGCCGGCCGGCGAGCCCCAGATGGTCTTCTCGATCGGCGCCGGCGCCGGCGCCGCGCGCGGACGCGTCAGGGGGACGTGCGGCAACGGCAGCTGCAGAAACGTCCGCGCCCGCCGAAGCGCGGCATCGACCGGGGAACGTGGCTGGGCCGCGCGCACCTTCGGGCTCATCGGCTCTTCGGCGCGGCGACGCCATCGGGATCCGGGCCCCACGTCAACGCGGTCTCCGCCGGGGCGCCGCCCTTGAGAAACGCGTCCGTGCTCAGGTCCAGCGGCCAGCCATCGCGATCCGCGCCGGCGGCCGGGTCGCCTTCGCCCTCGTGTTCGACGGCGCCGCCTTGGCGCCGCTCGGCATGCGACTTGTTCGCGGAGGTTCGCGGCTTCCGGCTCGGCTCCTCGTCGAGCTCGGCCTGCAGCTTGGCCAGGGCCTTGCCCACCTGATCGAGCGTCTTGGCGACGGAGCCAGCTCCCGCCAACGACGTCTCGGTCGAGCTCTGGTCCTCGGCGGTCGTCAACCCGTCCATCGCCTTGTCGCCGGAGGACCTGGTGGGCGCGAACGCGGTCTCCACGGCGACCTTGACGCTGGTGCTTTCGGTGTCCTCCGCGACCATCTTCGCGACCTGCGCGATGACGTCGTCCACGCTCCGCTTGAGCGCGGCGAGCCGCCGCTTGGCGACCTCGGGCTCGTCCTGGCCGGCCTTGGCGATCTGCGTGGCGGCGTGCTCGACGAACTCGTCGAGCTGCATCCGCTTCCTGCGGATCGTGCCGCCCGCGCGCAGGCTCTTCACGGCCTGCTCGAGAGCCGCGGTGATCTTCTCCAAGCTCTTCGTTCCCATGTTCATCTCCTCGCGTTCACGGTTGCTACGGACCGTCCTGGGGCATCCACATCGTCCGGTGGTCGGGCTCCCACGGCTCGCCATCGAGCTCGCACCGCAGGTAGCCGGGGAGGTGATCGATGGCGCGGTGCAAGCCCCATCCGAGGTCGCCCCGTAACTGCCGGAGCAAGCGCTCGCAGATGTCGAAGCGGCGCCGGACCTCTGCGTTCGTCACTCGCGCGCCATCGGCCGCGAAGCTGCGCTCGATGGCGTGCTCGATGCCGAGCATCGCGCGCACGAACTGATCGTGAGCCAGGGTCTCCAGCCATGTTGCCGGCATCGGCTCAGCCCTCGGCCATCGCGTCGGCTTCGGGCGTCGTCACATCGTCGCCTTCTCGGTCGACGAGCAAAACGGCAGCTCCAAAATGAAAACAAAAGGTTCCTGCGAACATGCTAGCTCTCGACGACCAAGGTCGATCGACAGCGACCGTGCAGAGGTGGGGCGGCAATGCCGGCCGCCTCGAGCTGGCCGGCGCCGAGCGCGCGCGAGTAGCGCCCGACCTTGTCGGAGTGTCCCACGGCGCTCTCGTCGACCTGGGCGACAAGATGCCGGCGACCGGCACGCTTGTAGAACAGGATCTGGTTGCCGTCGGGGTCGGCGCCGACTTGCACCCAGGGCTGCAGCTCGGTGATCCGCTCGGGCTCGCCGGCTGCCTCGACGTCGTTGAAGCGCTGCACCGCGCGCGCGACGCTAAAAACCCGGCCGTGCATGAACCGACAAACGGTGCTGGTCTGCTGGTCTAGGATCGAATCGAAGCGGAAGCGCGCCACGCCCGCCTCGTCGAACGCCGCGAGCTGCGTGTACGTCCGGCCCCGGTTCGCAAAGCTCGTCGCGACGGTCTCCCAATACGACGTGCTCCGGTTGGTGACCGCGGTCAGCTGCTGCGCGAGCTCGCCGACGATGTCATCTCGGCCGAGCCCACGCTCCTGGCCCGAGGCGACGATGTCGCGAGCGCGCCGGCTGAACTCCTCGTGGCGCCGACCATACGCGTCGCGGATGAAGTTGCCTTCGCTCTCGCGCACGAACCTAGCGATCCGCTCGTCGGTCCGCGACAAGTCGGCGCCGATGCGCAAGCCGAACCGGCGAATCGAGCCGCGGCGAGAACCACTGGCCACGTGCTTGGCCTCGACCTCGAAGATCTGATCGACCTGTGGCAGTACGTGAGCCTGGGCGCTCTGCAGCGCGTGCCGGGCGGAGCGAATGATGTGGTCCCGCGCGCGCTCGGTGATGTTCGGCCAGTCGACGTCGAGCTCGGCGAGCGCGCGCCGCAGCGCGCCCGCCTCGGCTTCACGCGCGACACCGCTCAGCGCGCGGCCGAGCCGCTGCACGATGACGAGGAAGTCCCGCGGATCGAGCGGATCGAGCGCCTTGGCGACGTCGAGCCGGTACACGTCTCGGAGCAGCTCGTCGGCGGCGTTGATCGCCTCGGGGTAGAGGTCCCGCGGGTTCATGCGTCGTCCCTGGCCGTTCGCGCCGGCGCACCGCCGCGGCCGATCGTCGCCAGCTGCGGGCACAGGAAGTGGGACCAGGTCACCACGCCTCGCTGCACGTAGTCCTGGAGCGCCGCGCGACCGTCGCGAGGTGCGCGAGGATCCCGCAGCAGCCGTTCAGCGACGCGCGCGATGTCGAGCGGCTCGTCGGCCTTGGCCTGCCACCACGTGGGCACCCAGTCGATGGCGTCGGTGGCCACGACCGGGACGCCCTCGGCGATCGCATCGGCGGACACGACGTTGAAGGTCTCCGTGTAGCTGGGCTGGAGCACGAGGTCGATCGTGCGGACCAGCCGCCGGAACTCGGCCCACGGCAGCCATCCGGCCTGGACCACGCGCAGGTTCGAGATGTGCTCGGTCATCTCCTGCAGCGCGCGGGGGTTCCCGCCTTCGTTGCGCCCGGACGACAACAGCAGCTCGACAGGCACGCGGAGCCGACGAGCCAGCTCGACTGCGCCGGCGGCGCCGGAGAGGAAGTTTTTCAGCGGTCGGTTCGCCCCGAACATCCCGAGTCGAAGCGCGCCGCCGTCCCAGTGATTGTCGTGCTGCGGAAAGGTCTCCGCCAGGCAATAGAGGTTCGGCAGCCACACGGCGTCGACACCCCATGCGACCGTGGCCCACCGGGCGAACTTCTGCGAGTTGCCGCCCAGGAACACGTTGTGGGTGGCGAGCTGCAGGTCGGCCGTCTCGCGCAGGAGCTTGATCGCGTGCGGGTCGGCGGCGAGGAAGCCCACGCTCGAATGACTCACCACGACGAACACGACCTCGCTGAACTGCGCAGCCAACGACGCCACGTCGGAGGTCGCCATCCACGGCGCCGCCAGGATGACGTGGGTTGGCCGGACGTGACCCGATTGATCGGAGCTCGCGTGGGTGGCGCGGAGGCGATCACCCAACGCTTGCGCGCTGCGCGACGGCCAGACCTCGGCCCAGATGCCGTGCTGGCGCAAGGTCTTCGCCGTGTACTGGACGCTGACGCCGAGCCCGACGTGCGACACGCCGTCGCCAGCGAAGTCGCGGTAAACGAGCGCGACGCGGGCGGTATCGACGCACGGTCGCAGGGAATGGGGACGCTCTCTCATGGTGGTGTCACTTCCTGTTCGAACCAGCTCGCCAGCTCTTCGGCCGGCACCTTCACGACCTCGCGCTCGAGCTCCTCGCGCTGGTCGTCGGCGAACGCGCGCTTGGCCTCACGGCCCTCGGCGTCGCGCAAAGCGTTTCTGATCGCGATCAGCCGCGCGGCCTCGCTGACCAGGTCGGGCGCCTGATCGCGGCGCAGGCGGCCGCCAGGGACTCCCTGTGCCGGGGACAGGGCGCCGCCCGCGGCGGCGAGGTCTCGAGTGGTGGCGTCGTCCTTCTGGACGTCGGGGCCGACCAGCGTGCTCTCGGGTTCCGGTTGCGGCGGGATGCCGGCTAGGGTCAGCGAGACCGGCTGCTTGACCCACGCGGCGTTGATTTTCTTGAACTCGCGATTGAACACGTCGCCAGCGAGCAGGCGCCCTTCCTCGGGCGTGAGGATGGCAGCGTTCGTCAGGCTGCGAACGATCTCCGCCATCGCAGCCGGGTCTCGCGTGACCGGCGAGTTCGAACGAAAGCGCCAGAACCGAATGCCCATGTCGGAGAGCACCTTGCGATTGACGACGAAGTCGAACTCCTCACGTTCAGGCTGGAACACCTGCATCTCGGCGAACATCAACGCTGAGTCACTCGTGGATCGATTGAAATCTCTAATATCTCCGCGTAGTAAGCGCGGCAATCGAAACGACTCGCCGACCTTGTCGGAGTTTCTCTCGTCGTACTTCAAGAAGAGAGCGTCGGATTGCTGCGCGCTCGTGAGCGGCTTCAGCTCAATCCGCATGCGTCCGGTGTGCTCGAGGTTGCTACCGCCGCTCGGCGACTCCGCCTCGATCACGAGCACGCGGTGGAAGTTCCGCTTTCCCTTGATGTTATTCTCAATGTAGCTCTCAATCCGCGGGATCGACTGCGCCGACAGCCGACCCCCGGAGACGAGCAATGCGAGCGGCGGCACGCTCTTGTTCTCGAAGTAGAGGAAGTTCACTTCCTCCGCCTGGCGCGTGCCGAGGACCGAGAGAAGGTTGCCGATCCACCGGGGTGTGCCGTACGCCGAGCGCGGGTTGTGGAGCTTGAAGTGGAGGACCTCCGTGGCCGGGCCGTCGGCGCGGTCGTGCTCGAGCAGCTCGTCGACCGAGCGGAACACGGCGCCGGACTTGCGCGACATCACGCGCGGGTCGCCGAACTCCTTGAAGTAGACGACCTGCTGCTCGAAGACCTGGACGTAGCGCCGGAACCGCCGGCGCATCTTCGTGGTGTCGAAGGCGATCTCCGACACCTTCACGTTGACCTCGTCCTCGACCAGCTCGAGGTCCAGGGGCAAGAGCCGCATGGTGAAGCTCGGCAGGTAGACGAACTGGGCGATGTCGCCGCCGCCGTCGCGCAGCACCTCCCAGTAGCCGTTGCCGAGCACCTCGATGTCCTGGCGCGTGCGTCGGCGCAGCGTCACGAACGACAGATCGAGCGAGCAGAACTCGAAGAACGACTCGAGCCGCGAGCGCTCGATTCGCATCTGCTCGATGACCTCCGCCTTCTTCGCGGCCACCTCCTCCGGTGTCGGCGTGTCCGGCAGCGCTTGCACCTTCGGGTCATCGGCATGCCGGGCGTCCTGCTTGAGGCGCTGGCGCTCGATGAACAGCGCGTTGGCGATCCGGTGGTCGGCGTCGCTGGCGTCGAGGTCGATCACCGCCTCGAAGCGATGGCCGAACGCGTCGATGTTGGTGACGTAGGCGTCGACGTTCTGGCGCAGCGAGCTCGAGTTCTCGAACAAGATCGCCAGCGTCTCGGGGTCGTACGGCGGCGTGACCACGCCCATGCCGGCGAACACTTGCTCGCGCTGCTCGGCGTCCGCCCACGGCATCGCATTCGAGTCCGCCACGCGCTCGTCACCAAGCACGTGCGCCTTGATGAGCGCGATGCGGTCGCCGAGCTCGCCCACGGCGCGCTGCAGATCGATGCCCGGTCCGGTGTGGCTGGTCTCGTCCATCTACAGCGCCCGGAAGTCGAAGCCAGAGGCGATAGCCTTCGGCGTGCCGGAGGTGAGCTCGTTGACCCGCAGGCGGACGAAGGCGACGGTCATCGGCACCAGGACGAAGCCGGGCCCGGTGAGCGCGCCGCCGATCGGACCGAAGTCCTCGCCGCCGATGCTGCCCTCGAGCTGAAGGGAGCCGACGAACACGCCCGACAGCTGCACGGTCTTGTCGCGCAGCCGGAAGACGTGCGCCGCCGCGCCGACACCGGCGGCGTTCGGCACCTCGAGGGGGATGCGCTCCGGGCGGGCCATCACTGGCCCCCGAGCGCGCGTCGAACGTTGGCCGGGCTCGGCGCCGGCGGCGGCTGGGTCACGACGACCGCGAGCCCGCCGTCCGCGAGGAACGAGATGGACCTGACGGTTCGGCCCTCGGCATTCAGCCGGGCGAGCGCGGCAGCTCGCGCGTGCTCATGGCTGTCCGCGGCGACCGTGAAGTCACCCACCGGCTGGGCTTGAGCTCCCGGCTTGGCGTCGCGATCGATGTGGAGGATGTGGACCTGGTGGTTCGTCATGTGCTGGCCGAAAAGGAAAGAGCCCCGGCAGCAAGGAGGGGGACTTGCTACCGGGGCTCGAGTGACTCGATGACCCGTCGGACGATGGGTGGTT